GTTGATAGTGGATCAACTAATTGGCATAACGATTTAAAAGAAGGTGCCAATCTTGCTATAATGATGTATTTTACAAATGCTAATAGTATAGAACAAGGTGGTTCATTATCAGTTAGAAATAAAGAAACTAACGAATTGTCTTGTATGTTGCACCCAGGTAAAGGTGATATGATTATTTTAAATCATAGAGAGACTTGGCAACATAAAGTAGGAGAATGGAAAAGTATACCTGGTAAAGAAGAAAGAATAGTTGGCTGTTTTGATTTTAATATATAAGATTTTTGAGGAACTAAAATATGACATTACCGAAAATTAATTTATCAATTAATCCGTCTTATCATTGTAATTTTAGATGTAATTGGTGTTATCTAACACCTAAACAATTAGGTGATACAAAGACAATAGACCATATCAAATTAAACGATATACTTGCACACATACAAACTTATAGAGATATAAACCACATTGACTTATATGGTGGTGAGATAGGTATATTGAAGAAAGACAAATTAGAGGCAATTACTAATACTATCAGATTTTATTATAAAGACAAGATTAATATAAACACTAATTTATCTACAATGAATCCTATGTTTTTTAATCCTGATTATTATTTAAGTGTTAGTTATGATTTCAACGCAAGACAAGACCATCAAAAAGTATTTGAGAATATGACAAAGTTACCTGTTGACTTTTCTGTTCTTGTATTAGCAAATGAGCCAGTATTAAAAAGTGTAGGTGCTGCTCACTTCTGGGATACTTTCAGAAAACTAAAACATATTAATAAAAGATTTAAAAGTGTTGAAGTAAAACCTTATAGTAAAAATCAGGCAAACCAACATACAATTACAGACGCACAATTTGAAGATTACATATTAGAGTTATGTGCTGTATATCCTGGTCATATGAAAACATATGATACTGGTGATAAAATTGAAGATTTTACTTTTACTAATGAATTAAATATATTAGATAGTTTAGATAAAAGTTATAACGCATATTCAGACGACCACTTATATATTACACCTGCAGGAGAATTAGCAGTATTAGACTTTGATAAAAATAATAATGAGTATTTTAGAAAAGTAGATAATTTTGATGAGTATATAAAGTGGACAGAAGAAGAAAAACAAAAAATAGATAAATCACCTATATGTAGAAAATGTGAGTACAAAGGTTTTTGTTTAACTGAACATTATAGATTTGTAGAAAATTTAGATAATGGTTGTAATGGTTACAAATACTTGTTAGACACTTACAAATTTAGATATGGTAAAGAAAAGTTAATTAATGTCTAATAGAGTATTTTGTATTGGTAATGGTAGAAGTAGACGAGGGTTTAATCTAAAGTCTATAAAAGGTAGAGGTGTTATAATAGGTTGTAATAATCTCTATAAAGATTTTGCACCTGATATATTAGTTGCAACTAACCATCCTATTATGCACGAAATATATAGAAGTGGTTATTGTTATACTGCAAATTGTTATTTTAGAGATTGGGTAACCGTACCTGTACAAAAGTTTGATAGTATGATACAAGGTATGTTTCCTGAACATAGAAATATAAAGACTATAAGACGAGACGGACTATTAATAGAAAATCAAAGACAAGGTTCTAAAGAATTTGTCATACACGGATATAAAGACAAACAAACTAATCAAACAGAAGTGTCATTAAGTTGGTGTACAGAAGATAAAGTAAAAAACTTATCAGACATTTATAGAGAACACGAACAAGTTGAGTGGGGTACAGGAACAACAAGTGGTTATGTTGCGTGTAAAGAAATATCAGAATTAAAAGAAGTGTATCTCATAGGACACGACTTCTTTAGTATAGACAAACAATTTAACAACATTTATAGAGGTCAAAAATTCTACGAAAATGATACTCATATTTCAGATTACAATATTAATAAATGGATATATGAGTGGAGAAGACTATTTAAATGGTATAACTGGATTAAGTTTTACAAAGTAAATAGAGAGAATTATTTAAATTTAAGATTAAACGCTTGGGACGATTGCAAAAATGTGGAGTATATAAGTTATGAAAGAATGGAAACTCAAACAAGAAGTATACCATAGATTAAACACTACTCATAAAGATACTCTAGTTGACAAAGAGATATCTTTGATATGGGAAGAGAAAGATATTGTAGATTGGGCAATACGACATTGGAATGAAAAGGTTGACAGATTTGTATACCCAGCAAAGAGTTATTGTGTAGCGATATGTTATGCAAAATGGATTGAGAGAGATTATGGTGACAACTTTTATGAGTTGTTAAACGACCCAATGTTATTATATAATAATGACGATTACTTTGAGGTATATGATAAAGTACCACACATATATGACAAGATAATATCAGCATACCCTAATGATGAAAATAGAGGTATGATACCAGATATTCGTGGATATTATGAAAAAGAAATAAAGTACGATACTGGAATTAATATAAATAATACTATAACAGGAGAAAATTATGGCAATTAAGATTAATGGTAAAGAGTATGATGAGAATAAGTTTGATGACAAGACTAAAAACTATGTTATCGCAAGACAAGAGCTTGTTCAAAATCAGGCGAGATTGGAGATTGAAATGGAAAAAGTTCAAGTACTTATCAGATATTACAATGCGAAAATCTGTGAGTTCTTAGGAATAGATCCTAACGCTCCTAAAGAAGATACCAAAGAAACACCAAAAGAATAGTAAACAATGGCGGCTATAGCAAATTTAAGGATAGACCAAGGAACCACATTTAGTTCAAATGTTACCCTTGCAGGTAATGACGGCGCAGCCTTTGACCTAACAGGTCATAGCGTAGAGGCTAAGATGGCAAAAGGATATGAAAGTACAAAAACTCGTATCACTATGACAACTAGCGTAGCAAACCCTGCAACAGGGATTATAACACTATCTTTAACTTCTGCTCAGACTTCTGCCCTGGACGCACCTAGTAGATATGTCTATGATGTAGAGGTTACTAACAATACTTCAAATGTAGTAACCCGAGTTATAGAAGGTATTATTACCGTACGCCCTAATGTAACCATTTAAACTAAATACTATTAGTTTGAGTACCCTTTGGTTATAAATATTAACAATTAGAGGGAGATTGTAAAGTGGCTCAGATTAAAGCAAGAATAGATAGCACAATTACTAGACCGCAACAAGTGTCGGTTACTATGCCTGCTGGCGCTCAAAGTCAGACGGCGGTTACTAACTCAACATTAAAGTTGAGACTATTACAAGATGTTGACGCTAGTTCTTTAAAAGATGGTTCAATGATACAATATTCTTCTTCAAGTGATAAGTTTGTAGTTAGAGACGAAATAACTACAACAACTGGTTCAATCACACTAAACGGCGGAAACTTTTAAGGACTAAAAAATGGCAACTATAATACGAATTAAACGAAGTGCTAACGCTACAGCACCTTCAAATTTAAAACTTGGAGAAATGGCGTATGCTTACGGAACTGGTACTGCAAGCAATGGTGGTGATAGATTATACATTGGTACAGGTGGTACAGACGGTTCAGGAAACGCAAATAGTATAGATGTTGTTGGTGGTAAGTATTTCACAGAATTATTTCCTACTTCTAACGGTGTCGTATCTTCAGAAAAATTAATTACAACGGATTCAAATAACAGAATTGACACAATGGTGTTTGGTAACTCAAACACTAACGCAGGTCAAATTACTTTTAACGAGGCGTTAAACAATGGTTCAAATAACATTGTATTAAAAGCGCCTACTTCATTAGCAAACTCATCAACGATAGTATTACCTGATGGTGCAGGTTCTCAAGGACAATTCCTTAAAGTTATATCTGCAAACGCTGGTGAAGCAACTTTAGGATTTGACGCTGTTGACACTACTCTTACTTTAGAAGATAGTGCTGGTGCAACAACTGATTACTCAACTGCAAACACTTTATTGTTAACAGGTGATGGTACAATTGATACAGCTGCTACTTCAAATACAATTACAATTAAAGTACAAGATGGTGGTATCGGAACAACACAACTTGCAAATGGTGGAGTAACCAATACTAAATTAGCAAATGATAGTATTACAATAGGTACTACTTCGGTTGCTTTAGGTGCTTCAAATACAGACCTTGCAGGATTAACAAGTGCTGTTGTTGATGACTTAACTTTAAACGGACAAGACATTTCAACAACTGCAAGTAATAAAAATATTACATTAACACCACACGGAACTGGAACGGTTACCGTACCTAGTGGATATAAAGACAGAAGTGGTTTTGCTGCTGATAGTTTAGCAACAAAAGAATATGTTGATAGTGCTTCTTCAGGATTAGATGTTAAAGATAGTTGTAGAGTTGCCACAACTGCTGCTTTAACGGTTACTTATGACCAATCTAATGGAAGATTAGACAACGCAGGTACACAAGCTGCTCTTGTTATAGACGGCGTAACCTTATCAGTAAACGATAGAGTGTTAGTAAAAGACCAAGCTGAAGCAAGACAAAACGGATTATATATTGTATCAGATATAGGTTCTAACTCTTCAAACTGGAGATTAACTAGAGCTGATGACGCTGACGCTGGTAATGAAATTACTGGTGGTACATTTACTTTCGTTGAAGAAGGAACTGCTAATAGTGATAACGGTTATGTATTTACTCATAACGGTACACCAACATTAACAGACAATACATTATCTAATAATACAGAATTACCTGTATCACAATTCTCTGGTGCTGGTCAAGTAGTTGCAGGTGCAGCTCTTGTCAAAGCAGGAAATACTTTAGATGTAAATGTAGATAACTCTTCAATCGCTGTTGTATCAGACGCATTACAAGTTAAAGCAGGTGGTATTACAAATGCTATGTTAGCAGGAAGTATTACAGCTGCAAAACTTAATAATCCAAATATTACAATCGCTTCAGATAACGATACAGGAACACCACAATTTGCACTTGAAGGTACTTTGACGGTTGCAGGTGGTGAAGGAATTGATACTTCTGCTAGTGGTTCAACAATTACGATTGCTGGAGAGGATGCTTCAACAACAAATAAAGGAGTTGCGTCTTTTGATAGTCAGCAGTTTACGGTAACAAGTGGTAACGCTGTATTATCAACTATTGATGGTGGGTCGTTCTAATGTCTACCGTCATAAAACCAAAAAGAAGTTTTACAACTGGTTCTATTCCACAAACAAGTGATTTAGAAATCGGTGAAATCGCAATGAACATTGCTGATGGTAAATTTTATACCAAAGCAAATGCGAATACGGTTAAAGAAATTGGTGGTGCTTCTGCTGTAAATATTCAATCAGTATTACAAGCAGGAAATACTGCAACAACTGACTTTGCGTTAAATAATGCAAACATAATATTTGAAGGTGCAACACCAGACGCATATGAAACAACATTAACGGTAGAAGACCCGACTGCTGATAGAACGGTTAAACTACCTAATTCAAGTGGAACATTAGCATTGACAGGAGATATTCTTGCCTTTGCTGTTGTTTTTGGAGGATAATAAATGGCAAGTGCTTTTAAAAACGCTGGGCAAGCAAACCCAACTAGTGATGACGCAACGGCAAATGTATACACAGCACCATCTAACGGAACTGCTGTATTACACGCTGTTTATATCTCTAATACTTCACAAAGTACACAAGCAAATGTAGATGTAAAAGTAACCATAGATGGTGGCACAACTTTTAGACATATAATAAAGAATTGTATCATACCTCAAAATAACACATTTATTTTAGATAAACCTGTAAATTTAGAGGCCAATGATATAATAAGAGTAGTAAGTAGTATCGCAGGAACTGACACTTTTATTTCAGTACTAGAGAATACTTAATAGATTATAAATAGTATAAATATAAGAAAAAGAGGAAGAATTAAATGGCACTAGCATTATCAACAGGAGCTTCAACCGCCGTCGGAGTAGACGCTGCTGGTTTTCAGATTTCTAATGAATATGCTATGCACGCCTTGAACCGTGATGTAAATGGTCTTCTAATTTACACAAAAACAAAACTTGATAGTACAGATACTATTGAAGTTAATGACGGACAAGGTTTTGGCTATAATGGTTTTGAAGGACTTGCACTAGGTAAAGCAAGTGATGGTACTACCGTTCAGAATACACTACAAAGTGATTATGATGAGAGTACAGATGTTCACTACCAAACAAATGCTAAATTTAGAAAGTATCAACAAGTTAGATTTGACCCGTTGAAACTTTTTTATTTTATTAATGATGACGGAATGCTAGTAGCAAGATATCAACACGATTATTCTTATGCAGCTAGTGAAACGGCAACAAGCACTACGGGAACTAACTGGACTCCTAGTGGAGGAAACTATTATACACAATCAAATATCGCTAGATATTTGTAATTAAACAAGAGAGAGAATAAAAATGGCAGATTTTATTTTAGGACGACTTAAATTTCACTTCAAAGGAGATTGGGTTACAGGTACCGCTTATATCAAAGATGATGTCGTAAGATATGGTGGTAATTCGTTTGTCGCTATGGCAAACCATACAGGTTCAGCAACTTTTGAAGCTGACCTTTCATCAAATAAATGGAAAAAAATGAGCGCAGGACAAGAGTGGAAAGGCGCTTGGGCAACAACAACTTATTATAAAGTAGATGATGTTGTACAATGGGGAGGTTCAACTTTCGTTTGTAATACTGCCCACACTTCACAAACAGATTTATATGACGACACTTCAAAATGGACTTCTTTTGTTCCAGGATTTAACTGGACAGGAGCATATTCTTCAGGAACAGCATACAAAGTTAACGATTTAGCAAAGTATGGTGCAAATGTTTATATTTGTACCGTAGAACATACTGCCGCTTCTACAATAGATACTACTAAATTTAATGTATTCGTTTCTGGATTAGAATTTGAAGATAGTTATAATAGTGCTACTGCTTATCAAGCAGGTGATGTTGTAACCTACGGAGGTTATAACTATGTCGCTGTTCAACAATCAACAGGACAAACACCTTACAACAACGCAACATATTGGGAAGTATTAACTACTGGTTTCAAAATGGTTGGTACTTATGCTGGTTCAACTGCATACAAAACTGGAGATGTTGTTAGATATGGTGGTCATACATATGTTGCAAAACAAGACGCAACAGGAGTTGTTCCAACAACAACTGCAAGTTGGGATAAACTAAACGAAGGATTTAACTGGAGAGATAGTTGGACAGACGCAACTGAATATGCTCCAGGAGACGCAATAGGTTATGGTTCATCTTCTTATAGATGTAAACTT